CTGTCCCCCCTCCCCCCGGCGGTCCGACCGGCAAATATTTTTCGCGACTCATCACGGACGGTGACCGATGACGCTGCGTGATGACGAAGACGAGCCTGCTACATCGCTGTCTGCGGCGGTCGAAAGCAGCCTGGTCGATGTCCCGCGCAAGCCTCGCGATGAGGCCGCAGTGGAAGCGCTGCGGCTTTACGCCCGCCTCCTGGACGACGCGACCGACCGGCTACAGGAGGCGGCCGAAGACGAAGAGGCGCGCAACCTCTCACGCATGGTCACCGTCATCAGCAAGATTGGCCCGCGTTTTGAGCGCATGATCGACATGCTCGGCATGGCTCCGGGCGCACGCCCGACGCCACCTCCGGGCGTACAGGAAGGGGCCGGCGGTGACCCCCGAAGTGAAGCCCTGCAGGTCCTCCGAGACGCTGCCGCTCGGCTCGATCCGACCTCGTTTGTGGACCCCTCCGTTACGGAAGCTGACGCCGGAGACTAGCTACGGCTTCGCCGTGATCGCGTTCGCCGCGGCGGTCCTCCGCGAACCGCTCGACCCGTGGCAGCAGTGGATCGTCATTCACATCGGTGAGCTGCTCGAGGACGGCCGGCCACGGTTCCGTCAGGTCCTCATGATCGTCGCCAGGCAGAACGGCAAGACCCACCTCTGCAAGGTGCTCGCCCTGTACTGGCTGTTCGTCGCGCGGATCCGGCTGGTGCTGGGCACGTCGACGAAACTCGACTACGCCGCTGAGTCGTGGCACGCCGCGGTTGATACCGCGATGGCCATCCCGGCGCTGGCGTCACGGATCCCGAAGCGCGGCGGCATCCTCAAAGGCAAGGGCGCCGAACAGCTCAAGACCGCGGAGCGCTGCCGGTACAAGATCGGCACTGCCGACCGGACGGGAGGCAGGAGCCTATCCGTCGACCGGCTGATCTGCGATGAGTTGCGCGAACACGACTCCTGGGACGCGTACAACGCCGCGATCTACGCGATGAACGCGCGCCCGCACGCACAAGCCGTGATGATCTCCAACCAGGGCGACGAAACCGCGGTCGTGCTCCGGTCGCTGCGCAAGGATGCCCTCGACTACATGGCGACCGGTGACGGTGACTGGCGTCTCGGACTGTTCGAATACTCCGCCCCGGAGGGCGCCGACCCCCTGGACCCGGCCTCCTGGGCGGCGGCCAACCCGCAGCTCGGGCGCGGCCGGATGGACTACGACACGATCCGGTCGGACGCCGTCAAGGCCATGGCGAAGGGCGCCGACCCGGAGAAACGCACCGGGTTCCTGACCGAGGTCCTGTGCATGGACGTCCCGTCCCTCGACCCGGCGATCGACCCGGCCGCGTGGGCGGACTGCCTCACCCCCGGCACCCTGTCCGAAGCGCGCGGCCGGCTCGCCGCGTGCGTCGACCTGTCCCCGGACGGCCAGCACGCGACGCTGGCCGCGGCGGCGCTGCTCCCGGACGGCCGGGTCCGTGTCGAGGCGGTCCGGGCGTGGGAGGGCCCCGGCGCCGCGGCGGCGCTCGAGCGCGAGCTACCGGAGTGGGTCGCGAAAGTGCGGCCGCAAGTGCTCGGCTGGATGCCGAACGGCCCGGCCGCGGCGGTCGCGGCGACCCTGGCGGACCGGCGTAAGGCCGGACGGCGCGGGTGGCCACCACCGGGCGTGACCGTGGCGGAGATCCGTGGGGAGAACACCGCGGTGTGCATGGGGCTCGCCGAACTGGTGACGGCCGGCGGCATGGTGCACTCCGGTCAGGCGCTGCTCGACCACCAGGCGGAGCACGCGGAGAAGAAACCGCGCGGCGACGGGTGGGTGTTCGCCCGGTCCGGCGGTGGTCACGTCGATGCGCTGTACGCGATCGGTGGTGCCGCGCACCTCGCCCGGACGCTGCCGACCGCCGTGGGCAAGCCGCGGATCATCCTGCCTCGGTCGAGTTGAACACCGGAGGGACGGATAGGCGCCGCTGGCGGCAGCCCTATCCGACCCTCCGGGCCACCCCGTCTATCGCCCGCCAGGCTCACCGGGGAAACATGCGGGCAGCGTACCCCCCTTCTTGACGATGCCGGAGGCCTGGTCACCGGCTGTACCATCCCGATCATGGGATTCGGGGGATGGCTCAGGGGTCTCTTCGGCGCGCGTCCCGAACCGCTGCAGCAGCGCCGTTTCACGCAGATTCAGCAGCTGGTGTCGTGGCGGGAGGAGAAACTCGCCGGCATCGACCGCAAGCAGGCGCTGTCGATCCCGGCCGTGCTGAAGGGCCGGAACCTGATCTGCAGCATCGCGACCCTCCCGATCGTCGCGAAGGACTTGAACAACCGGGTGGTGCCGTTGCCGCTGCTCACCCAGTTCAACCCGAACGTGCCGAACGTCGTGGTCAAGTCTCAGGTGCTCGAGGACCTGTTGTTCGATGCCGTGTCCTGGTGGCGCGTGACCGGTTTCGATGAGTACGGCCGGCCGTCCCAGGTGGCCCGGTACGCGCCCGGTGACGTGTCGCTCAACCCTCCGGAGGGCTACCACAAGGGTTACCTTCCGTCCGAGCTGCCCACCGAGGGTGTCGTATGGATGGAAGGGGCACCGGTCCCGTTCGACCAGGTGGTCCGGTTCGACTCGCCGAACCCCGGCCTGCTCGACGTCGGTTACCGGGTGATCGCCCGGTCGATCGCCCTGGACGACACGGCCGACCTGCTCGCGACGAACCCGAAGATGCGCGGCTACTTCTCGCCGGCGGACGGCGCCGACCCGGCCGACGACGATGTGATTGAGGAGATCCTCGAGGACTGGAAGACGTCGAGGTCTCAGCGCCTCGACGGGTACGTCCCGGCCGCTCTGGCGTACAACCCGATCCAGGACCCGACACCGTCCGAGCTGCAGCTGATCGAGATGCAGCGCCGGAACGATCTCAACCTGGCGAACATGATCGGCGTCGACCCCGAGGACCTGGGCGTCAGTACCACGTCGCGGACGTATCAGAACGCCGTCGACCGGCGCCAGGATCGCGTCAATACCGTGTTCGCGCCATACATGGACGCGATCACGGACCGGCTCAACATGCCGGACGTCACCCGGCCCGGCCTCACCGTCGGTTTCGAGCTGGGGCAGTACCTCCGGGCCGACCCGAAGACACGCGCCGAGGTCCACGCGATCTATCACGGCCTGGGCGCCGTCGACGCTGCCGACGTCCGCGCCGATGAAGGTCTGCCGCCGAAGACGATCGAGGCGCCGGTACGGGTCGCGTCGACCGTCGGGGAACCGGTCCGGGAGGTCACCAGTGCGTAGGACTCTCGCGTTCGACGGGCTCACCGCGGCGACGTTCTCCGTCGACCAGCAACGCCGCACCATGACGGGGCTGGTCGTCCCGTGGGACCGGGTCGGCCGGCACGCCAACGGCGATCAGTGGGTGTTCGCCCGCGACTCGCTGAAGTTCGGGCACGCGAAGTACGTGAAGTTGAACGATGAGCACGTCGGCTCGATGAAACTCGGCCGCGCGACCGCGGCGGAATCGACGCCTGACGGGCTGGTCGTCACGTTCCGGGTGTACGACGGCCCGGCCGGAGATAAGGCGCTGGCCGATGCTCAGGCCCGGCGTAAGACCGGCCTGTCCGTGGAGGTCGATATCGACACCGCGGACACCACACCGGACCCGGCGGACCCGCGGACGTTGCGGGTCGCTATGGCCAACCTCACCGGGGTCGCCTTCACGGCGCGCCCGGCTTTTGACGAGTCACGGCTGATCTCGGTCGTGGCCTCCCAGAATGGAGCCAGCATGGAGTGCACCACATGCGGCCAGGTCCACGCTGACGGTGTCACCGAATGCGTGACTCCGCCCGCACCGACCCCGCCCACCACCGACCCGGCCGGCTCGGTGACGTTCTCCGCCGACCAGTTCTCGAGCTTCCTCGAGGCGGTACGTACGCCCGGTGCGCCGGTCCCCGCGCGGCCGGTTGTCGACCCGACCGGCGGCGCCCGGCCGGCGGGCCCGGCTCAGGTCACCGAACCGGTGGCGTACCGGTTCTCCCGGCTCGACGGCGGCGGGGCCGTGAAGTACGCGTTCTCGAGCGCGACGGAGCACGACTTCTCGACCGACCTCATGGCGGTGATCAGCGCGCACCTGCAGCACCGTGACCCCGGCCCGGCGCGTGCCCGGCTCGACGACTTCGTGCAGCGGTCGTTCGCTGACGTCGAGGTTGCCGACGTGCCCGGCTCGCGTGTGGCTCAGGTGCGTCCGGAGATGTGGGTGCCGCAGCGCGACTACGCCACGCCGCTGTGGGACCTGATGGGCCGCGGCGCACCCCCGGCCGGTGGGATGCCGTTCTACGTGCCGAAGTTCACCTCGAGCTCCGGCCTCGTGTCGGTCGCCACGGAGAAGGTCGAACCGGCCGGCGGGTCGTTCGTCGACGAGTTGCAGACGATCACCCCTGGTCAGCTGTGGGGCAAGGCGGAGATCACCCGGCAGCTGTGGCGTACGCAGGGCAACCCGGCGCTCTCCGGGATCCTGTGGGAGCAGATGCTCCGGGAGTTCTACGAGGACCGGGAGGCGGCGCTCGCGACGTTCCTGGCCACCCTGACCGCGGCTACGGACATCGCTCTCACCGGGCAGGACGCGTCGCCGTCCGCGGACGAGGACCGGGCCACGATCTCCAGCTTCGAAGCGGCGTACGCGGACCTGCAGTTCGCGCGCGGCGGTAACCGGTTCTCCGCGTTCGCCGTACACCAGGCGCTCTACCGGGTCGGCGCCCGTGTGAAGGACACGGCCGGCCGGCCGCTTTACCCGATGATCGCGCCGATGAACGCGAACGGCACCACGGCGGCGCGGTACTCGACGATGAACATCAGCGGCTCGACGTGGGTCCCGTCGTACGCCCTCGGCACGCCGGCGAACGCGTCGACCAACTCGTGGTTGTTCGACCCGGCCGTGGTGCTGGCGTGGGCGGGCCCGCCGGAGCGGCTGTTCTGGGACTTCGGCGCGACCGTCCAGACGGCGAACATCCCGCAGCTGTCGTTCGTGACCGTCGGTCTGTACGCGGACTACGCGGTCGCGAACACCGACATTTCCGGTGTCCGTCAGGTCACCTTCGACCCGAACACGGAGGCCTGAGCATGACCGCACGCAAGCAGACCGACGCCGCGGCGCCCGCCGATGTTTCACGTGAAACGGCCGATGTTTCACGTGAAACATCCGCGACCGGCCCGGCGCCGACGGTTGGCCGGCTGATCCACTACCGGCTGTCGACGCAGGACGTGGCCGACATCAACCGCCGGAGGCGGCGGTCCGCGGCGGCGCCCGCGAACGAGTGGGGATACATCGCTCCGCGCGGCAACCCGGTGTCGACCGGGCAGATCGTCCCGGCTGTCGTCACCGCCACGTACGGGGGTACGACGATCAACGCCAACGTGCTGCTCGACGGCACAGACACGCTGTGGGTCACGTCGCGTCCGCACGGCGACGAGGCTGGCCAGTGGTGCTGGCCGGAGCGGGTCTGACCGGTGACAGCCAAGGGGTACACCGGCCCGGTCGTCGCCATGGCGGACGTGGCCGGTCTGCCCGCGGCGCTCGACGATCTCCAGGAGCAGATCGACGAGATCGACGGCGGCGGGGGTCCGGGGGGCACTCCCGTCGCTGTCGTGGTCGGTCACGTGTCGACGGGCAACGTGGTGCCGCAGAACACCGGCGGCGCCGTCCAGGTGCTCACCGGCGGGCCCACGATGACGATCGCCGCGGCGGTCGGCGACCGGGTCCGGTGCGACGTCACGTACCTGACGGAGCGCAACATCAACTCGTTCTGGGATCTGGCGGTCCTCGTGTCCGGGTCGGCGGTCCGGTACGCGACCAGCGGCACCGGTAGCGCACCGATCGAGGGTGATCCGGGCATGTACCCGGACCAGCCGAGTTACCAGGGTCGTCCGGGCCCGTTCAGCTTCACCGTCGAAGCTGGCGACCTGGACGGCGGCAACGTCACGATCGGGTTCGCCGTCAAGTCCACCGGCGGCGGGCAGCTGTTCGCCAGCACGGCGTTCCCGCTGCGGTACACCCTGACCAACTACGGAGAGGCGCCATGACGACGGTAGTCGCAGGCTCGACGGCCGTGCTCGCCGTCGAGTGGCGCATGTACGAGGGCGGGCCGCTGGTCGCCGTCACCGGCGTCACGATCACCATCACGGCGCTGCCCGCGACAAACGTGCTGGGGCCGACGTCGACGGGCGTGACGAACCCGTCGACGGGCATCAACACCTATTCGTGGGCGGCGAACCTCGGCCTGGTGCCCGGCCCGTACCTCGTGACGTGGTCCGGCCTCGATGCCGGCCTGGTCGCCGTCACCGCGACCGAGCTGCTCGACGTCGTTGCCGCCGGATCCGGCGTGCCCGACCTCGACGACGTCAAGACGTACCTCAAGATCGATCTTGAGGACACGTCTCAGGACGTCGACGTCGCCGACGCGCTCGAGGCGGAGATCGGCGCTCAGCGCGACGTGTGCCGGATCCCGGAGGAGTTCAGCCCGGCGCTGCGTCAGGGGCTGCTCCGGCGGGTGGCGCGGAACCTCGCCATGCGCGGCCTGCCGGTCGCCGTGCTCCGCGGCGACGGAGAGGCCGGAGACACGATCCTGCCCGGCCGCGACCCGGAGGTCCGGCGCTTCGAGGCTCCTTACCGACGTCTGAAGATGGGGTGACCCGGTGAGCCTTACCGGCCAGCGCGCGGCGATCGCGACCGCGCTCAGCACCGTCGACGACGTGACCGGCCACCAGTACCGGCCGCGGACCATGCCGTCCGGTACGGCGTGGCCGCTACTCGGCGGCCTCGACGAGGGCCCGGCGCACGACTTCCTGGCCACCTGGCGGATCGTCGTGGTTCTGCCGGCGGACGAGATCGCGGCGTCCAAGTGGTTCGACGGTCACCACGAGCCCATCGCCGCGGCGCTGGCCGACTTCGGGCGCGTCACCCGCATCGAGCCCGGCCTGGTGCAGACCGACGCCGGTGACATGGAAGCGATGTTCCTGACTGTGGAAAGGGAGGCGTGACGTGGCCTACGCACGCGCAATGGTGTACCGGAACCCGATCGTCACGATCGACGACGTCGTCTACACCAGCCAATGCACCAAGGCACGGCTCGTGCCGGACACCCCGACGCAGGTGATGCGGACGTTCGGCGGCGTCGACAAGGACCGCGACACCCCGTCGTGGACGCTCGAGCTGGCCGGCCACCAGGACCGCGGGGCCGGCGGCCTGGCCGCGGCGATCGACGCCGCGGTTACGGCCGGTGACGCGATCGAGATCATCATTCAGGCGAAGCCGGGTTCGGGTCAGGACACGGCTACGTGCAACTTCATCCCGGTCCCGGTCGAGTTCGGCGGCGAGTCCGGTGAGTGGAAGCTGTTCGACCAGACGTTCGAAGTCGAAGATCAGCCCGTGTTCACGCAGAGCGGAGCCTGACCCCGTGCTCAACCTCAAGATCGTCCCGGACGACGGGGAGGCCTTCACCGTCGTCGCGACCAGCCGCGACATCGCGAAGTGGGAGAAGACGACCAAGGGCGCCACGTTCGCCGGGTTCCAGAACGAGCAGCGGCTGACCGACCTCTATGCGATCGCGTACTACGCGGCGAAGCGGCGCGGCCTGTGGCCCGGCACCCTGAAGGAGCTCGAGGACGGCGCCGACCTCGACATCATCGACGATGACGAGGACGGCGAGCCGGACCCTACCCAGCCGGCAGCGTGATCCGGCGCGACGTCGCGCTTGCGCTGTCGACGGGCTGGCCGTACCCGGTCGTGGCCAGGCTCGACGACCGGATCAAGGTCACGGCGTGGCAGCTGCTCGAGGACCAGGAGCAGCGCTGAATTACCGGATTACCGGTAATGGCAATCCGGTAATTCGGCGGAAGGAGGCCGGCGGGTGGCGAAGCCGCAGAAGGACATCACGGTCCGGGTCCGGATCACCGGTCTACGCGAGACGATCGCCGCGCTGAACCGGCTCCCGAAGGACGCTGACGCAGAGATCCGGGAGGCCGCGCAGGAGCTGGCGCGCGACATGGCGACCGCCGCGGCCGCGGCCGGCCGCGCGGAGGGCCGGCAAGCTGCGCTGGTCGCCACCACGGTCAAGGCGATGCGCGACCGGGTGCCGGTCGTCAACGCCGGCGGCGCCCGGCGTCTCGGCCGCAACCGGGAGCCCGCGTACAAGCTGCTGTTCGGCAGCGAGTTCGGCGCGACCCGGTACCGGCAGTACAAGCCGCACCTGGGGTCCGGGTCGTACTGGTTCTTCCAGACCGTCGACGAGCGCCAGGCGGAGATCTCCGCGGCGTGGCTGCAGGCGGCGGACGAGATCATCCGACGCTTCGGGGAGGGCTGATGGCGCTCGGACTCCGCACCATCAAGATCAAGTTCACCGGCGACGCCAAAGACCTCGACAAGACGACCAAACAGGCCGAGAAGCAGGTTAAGAGCTTCGGGGCGAAGCTGGCCGGCGGACTGTCGACCCTGGGCGGTCTCTTCCAGAAGTCGATCTCCGGGGCGATCGCCGCGGTACCGCCGATGGGTCACGCGCTTGCCCTGGTGCTCGGTGGTGGCCTGGCGGCGGCGCTGGCGCCGGTGGTCGGTGCGGCGATCAGTTCGGCCGTGCTGCTCGCCGCTGGTGGTGGTGCGCTGGCCATCGGCATCAAGGCCGCGATGGACTCACCGGCGGTCAAGAAAGCGTTCGATGGGCTGTCGAAGAAACGGGCCAAGCTGCTCGACGATTTCGGCAAGCCCTTCGAGAAACCGCTGGTCAGGGCAGCTAAGACCTTCGGCAAGCTGCTAGATGATCTACGCCCGTACGTCGAGCGGATATCGAAGTCCGTCGCTCCGCTGATCGATAAGCTCGCCCCCGCGCTGGCCGATTTCATGCGCAAGGCGATGCCCGGCATCGAGAAGGCAGTCAAGGCCAGCGTGCCGCTGTTCGAGACGCTGGCCGAGAAGCTGCCCAAGATCGGCGAGGCGGTAGGCCTGTTCTTCGAGAAGATCGCGGAGAGCGGCCCCGGTGCGAACGCGTTCTTCGGTGACCTGCTCGACCTGATCGCCGGTCTGGTCGTCGGCCTGGGCGTGGTGATCGGCAAGCTGGCCTCGTGGTACCTCGACCTGAAAGACAAGATCGCGAAGGCCAAGATCCTGTGGACTCAGCTGAAGATCGACGCCCTGAACGCGCTTGGTCAGCTGCTCGACGGCGCCGTCAAGGCCCTGGGATGGATCCCCGGCCTCGGGCCGAAGCTGAAGAAGGCGCAAGGCGACTTCCGGGTGTTCCGGGAGGAGGCGAACAAAGAGCTGCAGAAGATCAAGGATCGGGACGTATCGATCCGCATCAGCACGAACATCGGCCAGATAGCGGGCCAGTACGCGCGGCTTGTCGCCGGCATCGTGTCGCAGGGCGGCAAGGTCGGCGGCAAACGCGCGTCCGGCGGGCCCGTCGCGGCCGGCCGCTCGTACCTGGTGGGGGAGCGCGGCCCGGAGATCGTCACGATGGGCGCCAACGGGCACGTCACCCCGAACCGGGAGCTCGGCGGATTCGGCGGTGACATCGTGATCCCGATCGACCTCGCCGGTGACGTCCAGCGCGTGATCCGGATCGCGAACCGCGACCTGAAACGCCGTGCGGGCGCACGAGGGACGGTGACAGCGTGAGCCTTGACGCGACCCTCGACACGGTCCTGTCGCGCGTCCAGCTGGCCGGTAGCGCCCTCGACGGCGCCGACACGGCGCTGTTCGAACGGTCCCCGAACGGGCTGAAGTGGACGACCGTGCGCGGCGGTACCGACGTGCCCGTGTCCGGCGCCGACACGGCCGATCTCGACGACTACGAGTTCTCGCCCGGCGTCGTCAACCACTACCGGGTGACGGCCGGCGCCGACGTCTTCACCACGACGATCACGCCGGCACAGTCCGCGGTGTGGCTCAAGAGCATCACCCGCCCGTGGCTCAACCGCGCCGTGCTGGTCGTCTCGCACGGCGACATCGTCAGCCCGGCCCGCAACGGCGTCTTCCCGATCCTCGGCCGCACGTACCCGATCGCGGTGACCGATGTCCGGCTCGCCCGGCAATGGGACCTGGTCGTCAAGACGGACACCGTGTCCGACGCTGACGCGCTCGACCTGGTGTTCGCGTCCGGCGACCCGCTGTTCGTCCAGGTACCCGCTACCGGCGTGCTGGCCACCGTGCCCGGCGGGTACGTGGTCGTCGGGGACGTGAAACGTTCTCGCTTCGGTACGACCAGCACGCGCCGGTGGTTCGACCTGCCGCTCACCGAGGTCGCACCGCCCGGCCCGGACGTGGTCGGCTCTACGTCGACGTGGGAAACCCTGGTCGCGGAGTTCGGGTCCTGGACGGCCGTTCTCGCCGAGTTCGGATCCTGGACGGAGGTGGCGGAGTACGTTGCCGACCCGTCGGTGGTGATCGTCCCGTGAGGCCGGTCAGCCCGGCGTTCCTGGCCGCGCTGCGCGGTAGCCACCGCGCGCCCGCTCAGGCGTACGTCGTCGCGGCTGGCCAGACCGGCACCGACCCGGCCGGTACGGAGATCGCGATCATCGGCGGTGACGTCCAGGCGGACGCCACCGCGGCGATCCGGGCCACGCTGCAGCTGACGACCAGCACGGCGTTCCCGGAGCGCGCGTCCGACGACCTGGCGCCGTTCGGTAACGAGATCTTCGTCAGGCGCGGCATCGCGTTCGGCGGCGGTCGCGTCGAGTGGGTCAGTCTCGGCTACTTCCGCATCCAGTCCGTGGAGCAGGATGACGACCCGGACGCCCCGGTCCGGATCGCGGCTCAGGACCGGATGGCCGGCATCGTCGAAGCCCGGCTGATCACCCCGCGGCAGTTCGCCGCGGCGACGCTGTACGGGTCGGTCGTCGACGACCTGGTGACCGAGGTCTACCCGTGGGCGACGATCGAGTGGGACGACACCACCGACGGCGACGCCCTGGGCCGGACCCTGATCGCCGAAGAGGACCGGTGGCAGTTCCTCGACGACCTGGTTACCAGCCGCGGCAAGATCTGGTACTGGGATCACCGCGGCGTACTGGTGATCCGTACCGCCCCGGACGTCGACGAACCCGTGTGGGAGGTCAACGCCGGGGCGTCCGGGGTCCTGATCGCTGTGTCTCGGGACCTGTCGCGCGATGGCGTCTATAACGCCGTGGTCGCGTCCGGTGAGGCCCTGGACACTACCGAACCACCGCGCGCGGTCGCCGTCGACGACAACCCGCTGTCCCCCACGTACTGGGAGGGCGCGTTCGGGAAGGTCCCGCGGTTCTACTCGTCCCCGTTCATCACGACCACCGGCCAGGCTCAGGCGACCGCGAACGCCATGCTCCGGGCCAAGCTCGGTCTGCCGTACCGGGTCGAATTCCAGGCGATCGTTAACCCGGCCCTCGAGCCGTGGGACCCGGTCGCGGTCAACCCGTCCGGCGCCCGGAACCCGTTCCCGGCCCGCCGGGTCGTCCGGGACACGTTCGCCCGCAGCGAAACCGACTCGTGGGGAACCGCCGACTCCGGGCAGACGTGGACGATCTCCGGGACCGCCTCGCAATTCGACGTCGCCGGCGGTGTCGGTACGTGGGCGGCGCCGACCGCGAACCTGACCGCGCACGCCCGGATCACCGGCGCCGACGAATCCGACGTGGAGGGCTACTTCACCGCGGCGGTCCCGGTCGCGGCGACCGGCGCGGCGCTGCTGTTCGGCGCGATCGCGCGCCGTCAGGGCGCCAGTGACTACTACCTGTGCAGCCTGGAATTCCAGGTAGGCGGCACGATGGCCGTCAAGCTGTGGCGCAACGTGGGCGGCGTGTTCGCCGAGCTGGCCGCGCTCAACCCGATCCCCGGCGCCACCTACACGGCCGGCCAGCGCTGGCGGGCTCACTGGCGGGTGGCCGGCGCCCGGCTCAAGATCAAGGCCTGGCCGGAAGGCACGAGCCCTCCGCCGTCGTGGCAACTGACCGTCGACGACACCACCTACACCAGCGGCGGTGTGGGGATGCTGTTCTGGCGGATCAACGCCAACACGAACACAGGATCGCAATTCGAAGTGGACGACGTCGAGATCTCCACCGTGCCGCGGCTCACCCCCGGCGCGGAGGTCCACGTGATCGAGCGCATCACCATCCCGCTCGCCGTCACCGACGCCATGAGCGCCGACACCCGCGAGCAGACCCTGATCGTGATCGGAGAGCAGGCCTGATGGCACGCAGCGATGACCTGGCGCCCCTGCTCGCCGCATCCCCCGGCCCGGCGGTCGGCTACCGGCAGGGCGTGATCGTCACCTGGGACCCGGACACGGCCGAGAACACCGTCACCGTCGGCGCCACCCTGCTCGAGAACCTGAACGTTCTCAACACCAGTGAAGCGGCGATCCTCGCGCCCGGCGACGTCGTGGGCATCCTCACGCTTCCCGGCACCTGGGCGATCCTCGGCCGGCTCACCATCCCCGGCACCCCGGAAGCCGTGACGTCGATTCAGGCGATCACCAACCGGATTCAGGTCGCACAGGACCCGGCCGGCGGCAAACGCAACTCCACCTCCTGGGGCGACCTCACCGGCGCGGAGGTCGGCCCGTCGGTAGAGATCCGGGTCGGATCGTCCGGCCGCGTGCTCGCGTTCTGGTCGTGCGAATTCGGGCAGACCACCGCCACGGCCGGCGGCGCCCTGCAGTCGCAGCGCAAGAACACCCCGCACGTCGGAGTGGCACTCACCGGCGCGAACACCGCGGATCCGAACGAGTGGGAGGCCCTGAACGCCCACCTGGACTTCGCCACGGCCACCGGCGATGACGCCGCGGTCCTGCAGTTCTGGCTGCAGGCCGGGACCATGCACCTGTACACCGGCCTCACACCCGGCCTGACGACGTTCACCATGAAGTACCGGCACGACGGACTCACCCCCGGCGCCGATTCCAACTTCAGCGCACGCGAGCTGGCGCTGTTCGCCCTGTAGAAGGAGGCCTCCCGTGGCTGACGTCACCACCCGCTACGCGTTCCCATACCAGGAGGCCGGAGACCCACCGGACGGCGCCACCCTGGGCCAGGACCTGGCCGAAGCGATTGACACGGCCCTCGGCACCGTGGAGGACGGCGCCGACACCCGCCTCGACGCCCTCGAGGCGGACGTGTCGCACCTCGAGGGCAGGCTGGTCGGGTTCGACGACTCGACCAGCAACGCCAGCGCGACCAGCGGCACCACCGAACTGATCGTCGACACGGTCGTTGCGTCCCTGGTGTCCGGGCGCCGGTACAAGATCGAATGGGTGCTGTCGTTCTCCGGCAGCGTCGACAACGACATCTTCTTTCTCCTGCTCCGGGCAGGCACGACCACGTCCGACACGCAGCTCAAGTTCAACAGCGTCGAGATCGGCAACCAGTTCGCCGCGGTCCTGGTGGCGTACTTCACCGCCGGATCGACCGGCAACCAGACGTTCATCGGGACCGCCCGCCGGTCGTCGGGCACCGGCACCCTGACCGCGGCCGGCGCCGCGAACAACCCGCGGTACATCACCGTCGAACGGATGGACTAAAAAGCCCGTTTCACCAGGGAAAACGTGTCGTACCCGCGACGTAGGATGATCATCCGTACGGGTGATCGGGGAAGAGTAGTGATGAACTGGGTCAAGAAAGCACCAACGGCCGTGCTGGTCGCCTCGATCGCCGCGGTGGCGGTGGTCGTGCTCGCGTTCCTGGCCGGTTTCGTCGTGCTCACACTCAACGGCCAGGACACCAGCGAATACCGCGGCCTGGTCAACCTCGCGATGAACGCCGTTGCCGTGCTCCTGGGCGCCATCGCCGCGGTCGGCTCTACCAGCGCGGCCAAGTCCGCGAGCAACGCGGAGGAACAGAGCAACGGCACGCTTACCGCACGCGACTCCGAGATCTCGGACCTCCGCGCGCAGGTACGCGCGCTTCAGGACTGGAAGGCCGGCCACTGATGGCCGCGCCCCGACGCACGGCCGGGCTGGTCAACTTCACCGGCCAGCTCGACGACGCGTTCCCGGCCCGGCGCAAGCCGGACGGATGGATCGCCGACGGCGCGCACGGCGTCTCCGACCACCAGCCCGACGACGTCCCCGGCTCCAAGGCCGCGTGGAACGGCGACCCGGACAACATCCCGGACGTCCGCGCCGTCGACGTCTCCGACGACCTCGGCCCCGGCGTGAGCATGTGGGCGGTGTGCGACCACCTGGCCGTGCTGCCCGGTCTCGGCCTGGTCGTGCGGTACTTCATCTACGGCACGACGATCTGGCACGTGCGCAACGGGTTCCGGCCGGCCAGGCACAGCGGCGCCGCGCACCCGACGCACCTTCACGTGTCGTTCGCCTGGACGGAAGCGGCGGACGACAACACCACGTTCAACTACCGGTTTGAGGAGGTCCCGGTGTCGCTCACCGAGGCAGATAAGAAGTGGCTCGAGGCGACGATCACCCGTGTCGTCGACGCCCGCATCGACCAGCTGACCGCGCTCACGTCGCTCGGGGACGGCACGAACAGCAGCCCCATCGGGCACGTCTCGTGGAATCAGGGCATCCCGAACCCGTACGCGGGCCAGCGCACCTACGCGTGGCAGCTGCTCGAGGACATCGCCGAACGCGTCGCCCGGCTCGCCCCGCCCGGCCCGTGACGTAAGAATCCCCGGTCCCCGACGTCAGGCGTCAAATCGGGAACCGGGGATCCACGGGGGACGGGAGAGCGCGTGTCCGACCTCCAGCCACCCGAGATGCTACCGCCCGGACCGCCGCTTACGATGCCCGTGCGCGATCGTCAGCGTTTGAGGGCCACCCTCGGTACGGCCGGCCACGACCCGGCCGTACCTCGCGACGCACGGCTGTCCGGTCTCCGCCTTGCAGATACGGCACGTCCGGTACGCCGTCCAGTCCGGCGCCACCAGCGCCGACGTCGCCTCCACCACCAGCCCGGCAATGCCGGGCTCAATGCTCACGGCACCTCGCTCTGGTCGAACCCGGCCAGCGGATCCGGCGGCGGCCCGTACGTCGTCGGAGTGACGAGCACCGGATCGGCCGGCACGTCCGGCCACATCACCGTCATGAACGCCAGCACCGTCCCGGCGACCGTCATCATGATCACCATCGCGTCGCGCGTCTTCGGCAGAGCGCCCGTGTAGCGGATCACCAGGCACACCCCGGCGACCAGAACGAACACCCCGAACGCGATCGCCATCCCGATCAGCGCCAGCGCGGTACCGGTCGTGATCACGGGTGCACCCGGCATCCCGCGGCGCCGTTGAAGCACCGCGCGCTCAGGCTCGCCCCGCACGCACCCTCGATGCTCAGGTCCCGCTCCGCCACCGGCACCGGCGCGTTCCGGCCCCGGCGCCCGCGCTGCGGCGACCCGTCCCATGCCCGGCGCGCGCTCTCCAGCCGCTCAAGGTCCGTCTCGGTGACCGGCAGGCCTGCAGCCTTCACGGTCAGGTAGGTGTCGACCGCCTTGCACAGCTCGACCGCCGCGGTGTACGGCGACGTCGCCGCGCTCATCCGCGGTCCTCGTGGTGCGCGACGATCATCTGCAGGAACGGGTCTCCGGCCGGTCCGGGGTACACGGCGAACTGTGCGCCGCGGTAGTGGCCCGAGTTGCGCGGCGGCTTCTGCCCGAAGTCCCCGGCGACGCCGTCCAGCTCGGCCCGGCTCGACGCTTCGAAGGTCACGCTCGCCGACTGGATCTCCGGGACAGTCGGGTGTTCGCGCACGAAGTCCACGATGCGTGCGATCAGCATCATCACGTCAGGACGGGAGGTCAGCTTCAGCGTGACAGTGTCGACGGCCGCGCTCTCCGTAGTTGTGTCAGTCATGTTGACAACCTAGCGCGTCGACCGGCGCATGTGTCAAGATGTTCGCCATGAACAACGCGACGTTGCCGCTACCGCAGCCCGGCGACTGGATGACGATTGGTGCCGCGGCGCACCTGATGAAGGTGCACGCGCGCACCATCGACCGCCTCATCCGCAAGGGCGCCCTGCACTCCTACAGCCCGTGGGCGGCACCCACCGAGAAGCCTCCCGTCATGCTCTGGCGTGACGAGGTGCTGCAGGTGCATGCGGCACGGCAGAAGCTGGCCGCTTCCGGTGCCGGCCAGTGAGCCGCTTCCTGGCATGCCTGCTCGCGCTGGCGATCCTGGGGTGTTCGTGTGCGGTCCGGACGACATTGCGCCGTGGGAACGAGATCCGCCGGCTCGCCGCGTGTCCCGTCTGCCACAAGCGCCACTGGCCGTACTGCCCGACCTCGGTCGCCCGGCACCTGCAGCTGACCGACGAAATCCTGTTCTGGTCTGGCTCGTTCTCGGGCTTTGCCCGCACTGCAGCCCGGCTCACGGCGGCTACTACTGCCGGGAGCACAACGACCGGAACTGGTGGATCACGCGTTCCGGCCTCGGCCGTCGGGCCATTCGGGATGTGCATCTACCCGGAGAAAAGGAAAACGCGCCCGACTCCGGGAGTTGACACCGAAGATCCGGACGCGTAGACCTTGTTATCGCCACGACAACGGCGGTTACATTACCGCCCGCATACGACATTCACCGAAACCGGCGCATGATCGGCGACCGTTGTTTCACAGAATGAAACCCCGGAGATGGCAGCAACCGGGGCCGGCCAATTGACCGGGCACAACGTTCCGCGGCTAGCCGACCGCGTAAATGCACCATTTCGCGCTATGGAGACCAGCGCCGCGCAGGTGTTGCTCCGCCGGTGACGGCGGTAGCGCACACGGACGGCCCAACCTGCCCACCGCAGAGGTGGACAGGCCGGATGGCTCCTGACGTGCCGGGGGACATCAGTCCATCTCTGGCTCGGGTCGCTACAGCCCCGGCACGTCAGGCCCGGCCTGTGAAGAGCCCTGGTCACATCCCGCCCGTGGGCACGAGTAACGCCGTGCCCGGTGTACCGCGACCGACCGCCGAAACGACGGCAGAACCCCGCACCGCACCCCCATCCCTGGACGTACACGCCTTCCCTCGTGCACGTCCAGGGGTGGGGTGCTCCCTCACACCTCACTCCGGCAGGAAGGAAAAACCATGATCGACCAGGACGCCCTCGACGCTGCAGCATTCGACCGGGGATTCATGAAAGAGCACCGGCGCCTCCTGCAGATCGGCACCGCCGACTACCAGGGCGCCCCGATCGGCGCCACCAGGAGCAACCTCGGCACCGTCTACCGCTCGGAAGCCCTGATCACGCGCGCGTCCAAGGCCTCGATCGCGAGCGAACCGATCGAGTGCTTCGACTGCGGCCACTCAATCAACGTGCACGCCTCGAGCGGCTGCTACATGACCGACCGGGACGGCGAGACTCTGCCGTGCCTGTGCAAACTCTCGCCCGACGACATCGGCGAGACCATCGAATCCGACCAGGAAGGTACCGACCAGTGAACCTCGCCCCTCCGCCCCGCCAGAGTGACGCCGAGATGGCCGCTGAGTTCGCCACTATGGCGCTCCGCGATGGCCGGTATGCCCTCGGCAAGGCGCTCGCGTCGATCGCTCAGCAGGCCGCTGCAGCCGACCACCAGCGGCGCATCGTCAACGTCCCGTGGGCCGGCACGACCCACCGACACGAGGTGCCCGTGCGCGACTTCTACGAGCCGCGTACCGCGCCGCGCGTCGTGCACCCCGTCGTCAACGGATCCGGGCCGACCGGCAACGGTGACGCCGACCTCGAGGCCGCGGCCATCGGCGAGCAGCTGGCGCGCACGGCCGTCATGAACGTCCCCGACCTGTCCCCGGCGCCGATCGTCCCGGACTCGGCCCGCTGCGTGGCCCGTGTGACGCGTGAGGGTGTCGTCGACGAGTGCCACGGCGTCGCGTACTGGGCGCCCGGTCAGGTCGGGGACGCGTCGACGCCGGCCACACAGGCCGGGTGGCGCCACGTCGACCCGGCGATCGACCAGCACCACACCCCGGAGATCAACCTGTGAGTCGGGTCAAGGTGATCATCAGCTGCGAGATCCGGCAGTCCGGGGCTCCGGGCGGTTGCGGTTTCGCCATCGACACCGACGACGTGGCTGAGGCGGTGGCGGTCTACCAGCAGCACATGCAGCTACGTCACCCGATGCACGGCCGGCCGAACTACGTACCGCCGAAGGAGAACGCACAGTGAGCAGCCTCGACAACGGGACGTTCTGCGGCGACAAGAAGATTGGGCGCGTGCTGGTCGCGCTGGTCACGTGCGCGGCCTGGCTGCTCAACCTCGGGCGGCGAGACTGATGGACATGATCCACGTGAAGTCGCTGCAGGGCGGCATGTACTTCGGGGCAAAGGCGCCATGCGGCGACCAGTGGACCGGCATGCGCCACAGCGACGACGTCCGGATCATCATCGACCGCGCACTTGACCACGTCGACAAGTGCGAGCGCTGCAAGGACGCGGATTCCGTCTACTGATGAGCGCTGGCTGGTCGGGCGGTAGCACCAGGGCGTGGCGTGAGCGTCGCGCCCTGGTGCTCGCTCGTGATGGCTACGTGTGCAAGGTGCGCCTATCGGGGGTGTGTGTCGGTACGTCCAGGCCGATGCACGTGCACCACATCCATGGGAAGGGTGGGGGGTGTGCTGCCTGCAGGGCTGATCGGCTCGATCACCTGCAGGCAGCGTGCGCACCCTGCAATCTGGCCGTGGGTGACCCATCCAAGAGGGCAGACGATCCACCGTGTGAGCCGGTGACCAGGTGGTAAGGGGCGATGCATGCTTGATCATGGTCACGATCACGCAGAGCAATCCGGGGAGCAGCGGGTTTTTCCCGGTACGGGGGGCCCGGACAT